CAGGGTTATTATCGGTTTTTATCGGGGCTTCACCCCAGTAATCAGTTTCATCTGAGTACTTTAGTTGCTGTAACTGGTCCCACAAGTTTTCAGCTCTTACAGAATGATTTATAGCCATTAGTATTGATTCTAGTTCTTGAAACTCATAGCCTACATCAAACTCATTACTATTGTCATTAATAAGAAAATTACCTACCATTTCTTCTACCATATACTGCGTATCTGAATCAAGATATGATTTAAGATTTTGATATCCAGTGCAAACATTTCGTGTTGGACAATTCTTACTATCATATTCTTCAACAATATATCTTGCATATGGAGAGTAATTTCTAGTTATTCTTTCGTTCCAATCTCTTTGAACACTATCAAGTTCTGTCATTGTGTGTTTAAAGTATTTAGCGCGAAAGAACTCGTGTAGACTAATATTAAGAGCCGTTCTTATTCTATGCAGTTCATCTTCGTTTTTAACTTCTGGAAATGTACCATAAGTCATAACTTGTGTGATTTCAGCATATGGATTAGTTGCATCTTTATTATAAATATTATTCCAATTCATAATACCCATAACAAAAGACATGTAATCATTTTTTTTCAACGCACGCTCTATATCATCAGTATAACTAGATAGACATAATGTGCTCCATGCATATCTATCTATACTCGAATGATTTAACCTTCGATACGGTGTTGCGTTAATGTATGGATGTTTACCATGCATAACAGCTGCAGTATAATGTAAAGGATACCTGTTCCCACCATTTAATGCTCTGTACAATGGTCTATGAAACTTAAGATAACATTCAGGCACTTTCATTTTACATATCTCTTCGTTTCTGTTGTTAATAATAGTCATATCTTTTGATTTGCAATGTACAATTGTATATAATTGAATATCAACACTATCAGTTGATGGTTCAATGTAATTATATACTTTGTAATAATCAGACATATTATTAGCTTGATTTGTACTTTCTATGATATTATCATAAGCTGCTCGTTGGCTTTCAATAATATTTTCGATACTACTATCAAGTGTTATTTCTGCTGATTTAGCTTTATTACGATAAGCATCAAGACCTAGCATTTGTCTTTGTAGCTGTTCATACATCCACCTATTATCTTGTATTCTGTTGAATATACTAGGCATACCTGATGGTCTCATGTTAAATCTGTGAGCTTTTGCAATTGCATCTTTAACAATATCGTAACAACCTTTCTTCCAACCATATGATTTAGTAACATCAATCTTATCTGTTATTCCAAAAGCATCATACAAATATGTGTTTACTATTTCCAGCTCTTCTTTAAATGCTATTATGTCTTGCATTCCTGTGTTATTTGCAAACTGCTCTGCATCTACATTATCCCACAATGTATCAATATTAAGAATATCTATCCATAATGAATTGTGTGATGGCTCATATCGTGGTGGTCTAATAAACTTAATGCGTGCTCCTGTTTCTGTAAATTCTACAGGAGATTTACTACATTCTACGATATTTTTATTAATTGTTGGACTTGAATTAAAATCTAATAACAAATTCATAATTCTCCTTTATTTTATAAGGGGGACTCACCGATGTCTATGTCTAGTTTCTGTGCTCGGTGAACACCACCTATATCCACTAGAACTACTTGGCTTATTGTCCCCCTTAATTATTATTTACTTATCAGGATACATTACTTTGCGCCTCCTGTTTTATTGTTAGCTACCCAGCCAATACATAATGGTCGTGTTGTACCATCATCATTTAGCTCGTTAACTGGCATTGCAGATGAATTATCTGTATACAATTGGTCTTGAACGTTAACTGTAGCTTCGTTAGGTATATCTAACGCTATTCTTAGTTCGCCAATAGTATTTGCTACGATTGTTTTAGTAGACCAGCTACCATTTTCACTTACACTTACTGTTCTTTCACCGCTAGGTGCACTTGTTGCGTTTGCCATAATATAGGCTCCTTATTTTATCGTTATCTTATTATCTGTTAAATTAAGCTGTTCTCCAAACTCTTATTGCGACAGGATTTGCTGATGTTCCTTCAATAGTTCTAATTGTATATTTTTTATCAGTACTAGCATTTAATTTGTAAATATGAGCCTTAACATTTTGTGGTTTATAATCTGGAGTATTTCCATTTATGTAAAAACTATCACTTACATTTAAATTATTTACAAACCCATATTTATCTGAATTCCCTAACCATCTTGATTCTGGTATTGGTATATTACTTTCTATTGTTATTACATTTGTGTTTGCCATAACATGACTCCTTAC